GTCGAATCTGCCGACCGTACCCGTGGATCCAAAAATAGATTTGAATTTTTACCACGGGACTTCGCAGCATTAATACGCATCCTCAGAGCTTCGATAAGATTGGCGCCTGAATTAAAAAGGTCACAATTTGCCTATCTACCAACTTATCAGCGACGGAGACTAACCCCTTTTCAAAAGGCGTTAGTTTCCAAGCTCCCGAGGAATCTTCTCGAGTACATGATTTCACTCGAAGAAGAAAGCGTAGACAGAGTCGAAGGTGCGAGCAGTACCAAAAAGAAACTTATAAAAGAATATCAGAGGAGAAAAGTTATTGTCTCCCTGGTAATCTCTGCTCTTTATTTGTCTTTCAAGAAATATAAATTCGACAAAAGACACCTTCGAGGGAACCGAGGAGAGAAAAGAGAAGAAAGCCTGCTGTTACGGGGCTACGTACTAGCCCTTATACATACAATTAAAACCAGCAGGCGAAGCGGCACTGCGGGATTACTAGCATTGGCCAAATATTGGTCTATAAATTCGTTCAAGGCCTTTGCTAATATCGAAGAAGATACGAGCCATAACCACCTACGCTGGAGTGATATCTTCAAGGGTGTTTCTCCGGGTAGACGTTTTCATGCTACAATGTACGGGCTATCTCGCTCTATTTATAGAGGAGTAGCCGAAGACGAAAATGATATTAATCGGTACATTGATCACATGTGCACGCCCACCCGTCCAATAGAGAAACCCCTTCTAGAGAAACTTAGAAGATATACTCTTAACATTATTAAAAGCGCAGGTGTACGTATCGTAAAGCGAATGAAAAAGAAGAAAGGGCACCACTCAGATATCGTTGACCTTAAGGATTTATCGTCACGTACCTCGATCCCGACTACTGCATGTCTAGAAAATGCCACAGCAAAAGGTGGCTCAAGAACATACCTTCGTGAGAAGGCAATCTGGAGACATACAGGAGTCGGAGAAAGTAATTCTGTTAAAGCACAGGTACGACGATGGGCAGATACACTCAGTCTGGAGTTCCAAGAGTGTTACCTTAAGTGGTCAAAAGTGTCGGAAACAGGACAACCATTCCCCTTCGCTGAACCAATTGCGGTTGCGAAACCTGGGGGTGGTCGGAGAATCGTTACGACGTGCAATGCAGGACTGGTCCATAGTTTGGCTCCAGTAAATGGACTATTAATAAAAATATTACAGTGTTTTCCTGAATGCAAGCCGAATTTAAAAGGGAAAGATCCCTCTCCATATCTCCGAGTCGCCGACGACGAAATCCGAGCAGAATGCTACTCAGTTGACTTGACAACCGCCAGTGACAATATTCCGTTCGAAGTAGCGGACGTCATTAATCAAGCCATCTGGGAAGCATTGAAAATCAAGCCATATGATCCCCTAAGAAAATTAATGTCTTTGGCATCAGGTCCTGTACACTTCGTGAAACATATAGGAGCAAAATCTTGTGCACGTAGTGAAATATCTTATACCCATAGATATTCAGCAAGAGGACTACTGATGGGGATGGGACTGGCTTGGCCCTATTTGAATATATTA